AGCCCTTCAAACAGGGCTACACCCAAACGATTTCGAAAGTGCAGAGGACATTCTGACGGTCATTGAAATTCTGGAGAGGCGGGGAAATGGCAACTGAATCGATCAGTTATAACAAAGCCGAATTAAACGCCATTAAACGGTCATTTAAAGCAATGAACGACGAATCAATTTCGCAAGCCAGAAAAACGTCCAGCGCATTGGCAGATTACGTCAAATCCAGTGTTATTGACGCAGCGGCTTTGACCCGAACAAACCGCGCTGGTTCGGTACGTCTTGCCACGGGTGCGACAGTTTCAAAGACTTCAAAAGTTGGTGAAATTTCTTACGGCTTCGCAAGGCAAAAATTTTCGGGTGGCGGCACGACCCAACAACTTTGGGGCGGTCTTGAATTTGGTTCAAATCGTTTAAAACAGTTTCCAGTTTGGTCAGGTCGTGAAGGTCGTGGTTCTCGGGGTTGGTTTATTTACCCAACGCTTAGAAGCCTTCAACCAGAAATTCTAAAACGTTGGAATGAATCGTTTGACAAAATAGTGAAGGAGTTTGACTAATGGCTGGCAGTCGTACCCTTAAACTTTCCATTTTGGCTGACGTTGAGAAACTCAATAAATCTTTAAAAACTGGCGAACAAGACATTTCTAGTTTTACGAGTAAATTGCAGGGATTCAGCGACAAAATTACTACCGCGTTTAAAGTGGCAACGGCTGCCGCAGTTGTATTTGCTGGCAAACTTGCAATTGATTCAATCAAAGCCGCTTCCGATCTTGGCGAAACTATTTCCAAAGTTGGCGTGTTGTTTGGGGATTCAGCAAAGGAAATTGAAAAGTTTGCTGACGGTGCTGCTCAGTCGCTAGGACAAACAAAACAAGAAGCGTTGGACGCTGCTGCCAATTTTGCTATTTTTGGAAAATCGGCTGGGCTTAGCGGTAAATCACTGACTGAATTTTCAACAGGATTCGTTGAACTTGCTTCCGATCTTGCTTCCTTCAACAACGTTCCCCAAGACGAAGCAATCAACGCCATTGGTTCAGCCTTGCGCGGTGAAGCCGAACCGTTGCGCCGATTCGGTGTTTTGCTAGACGACGCGACCCTTAAAAATGCAGCCCTTGAATTGGGTTTGATTAGCACGACCAAAAACGCGCTTACACCGCAACAAAAAGTCTTGGCTGCTCAAAAGGTTATTTATGAACAAACGACTGCTGCCCAGGGTGACTTCGCCCGTACGTCGGGCGGTCTAGCCAACCAAACTAAAATTTTGCGTGCTGAATTAGAAAACACAAAACTGGTCATTGGCGAAGCATTGCTTCCAATTGTCCTTGAACTTGCCACTGCATTTTCTCAAAACATTATTCCTTTGATCAAGCAATTTGCAAATGGTTTAACAGGAAAAGACGGTGTTAACGAAAGTTTGACGGAATCCGAGTTAGCCGCCCGCGTTTGGGGTGAACGTGTCAGAAAAGTCATTGCAATTGTCGTTTCCTTAAAAGACGAACTTATTGCAGTCGCCGCTGTTTTGGCAACTGTTTTTGTTGTTTCCAAAATTGCTGCTGCGGTTCAAGCAACAATCGTTTTGATTACGAGTTTGATTAAGGCTTACAATTTATTGAAGGCTTCCGCAATCGTTGCTGGTGTTGCCACGGCGTTTGCCCTAAATCCATTGTTGGGTGTGGGTGCGGTTGCACTTGCCGCCGCCGTTTTGGCAGGGGCAAACGCGTTAGCGGGCAAAGGCGACATTTCAACTGCTGGGCTAGGGGTTGGCGGTGCTGGTGGTTTTTCAGGCACAATGCCAAATGGTCAACCGTTTGTTACTGGTGGGGGAACTGCTGGTGGCGGCGGCGGTGGTGGCACAGGCGGTGGTCTTGGGGGCGGGACAATTCCTTCAATTACAGGCGGCGGCGGTGGTGGCACAGGCGGTGGTGGCACAGTCACGGGTGCAGTTGCAGTAGTAACAAAAAAAGCGACCGAAGCAATTACTAACATTGCTGGGGCATTTGACAACTTTACTAGCGGGACAACGACGCTTGCTGGCATTGAAGCCGCTTCCAATAGACCTTTTGCGTTCGGTACGTCGGGCGTCAATACCAACACATTGGCGGGAATTATGGCTGCTTCAGCACAACCAACAATTAACGTAACTGTTAACGGGGCAATTGATAAAGAAGGCACTGCACGAACAATTGTTGAAACACTGAATTCAAGTTACTATCGCGGCACAGGCGGCGCGGGACAACTTCAGGCAATCTAATGACCCAATGGAATCCCGTTTGGAAAGTCGAAATAGACGGCACGGAATACACCCAAGCCATTTTATCCAATTTGATTATTCGCAGCGGTCGAAGAAACATTTACGAACAAGCCCAAGCGGGTTATGTCAACATTGAACTAATTGACGTGAATCAAGCAACAATTCCCGTTTCAATAAATTCAAGCATTTCGGTTCAGATTAAGGACACTTCAAACGTTTTCGTTCCAATTTTTGGTGGCAGCGTCGTCGACATTGGTTTGGAAGTGCGCGACGTAGGTTCTACCACTTTTACACAGACTTACACAATCACGGCATTGGGTGCATTGTCCCGACTTCAAAAGGCGTTGACCGACGGCGTACTTTCAAAAGATTTTGACGGCAATCAAATTTTGTCATTGCTGACCGATTTACTTGTCAACAGTTGGAATGAAGTGCCAGCGGCGTTAGAATGGGCAAACTATGACCCAACAGTGACATGGGCAACGGCTGAAAACACTGGGCTGGGACAGATAGACACGCCCGGAGAATACGAATTGACTGCACGATCGTCACAACGAACCGACGTTTATTCACTAGTTTCAGGTTTAGCGACTTCGGGGTTGGGCTACCTTTACGAAGACGCATTTGGGCGCATTTCTTACGCGGACGCAATTCACCGCAGCCAATACCTATCGGCTAACGGATACGTTGACCTAACCGCAAACCACGCTCGGGCGGCTGGGTTGCGCGTTGAAACCCGCGCGGGCGACGTTCGAAATGAAATAACAATTCAATACAAAAATGGGCAAGAAGAAACCGCAAGTGACATGGTTTCAATTTTATCTTATGGAAATCTTGGGCAAATAATCGACACAACCCTTGAAAATGCGGTCGACGCAGAATTTCAGGCTGATTTTTACTTAGCCCTTAGAAAAGACCCGCAACCAATTTTTAGCGAAATTACCTTTGACTTGACAAATTCTGAAATTGACGACGCAGATCGTGACAATTTGCTCAATGTTTTTATGGGTGAAGCAGTGTCCATTGCGGATTTACCTACAAACATGGGAACAATTTTTCAAGGCTTTGTTGAGGGTTGGTCTTTTCAGGCTAGTTACAACCAAGTATCGGTTTCACTGCTTGTTTCCCCAACCGCGTACTCATTGCAAGCATTGCAGTGGGACGAAATTTCAAACGCATTTGCTTGGTCGGGCGTGTCGCCAACGCTTGACTGGGCGCGTGCAACAATTATCACCTAAGAAGGAGAAAACCTATGACGAACCCGACTACCCCTTTTTCGTGGCAAATGCCGACGGCGACCGATTTAGTAACGGACTTGCCAGCAGATTTTGAAGTTTTTGGTCAAGCAGTTGCCACTTCAATGGCTGACTTGCTTGGCGGTACAACTGGACAGGTTTTGGCTAAGGCGTCAAACACAGACATGGACTTTTCATGGGTTGCAATTGACCCGCTTGTCATTCTTGACGCAAAAGGTGATTTAATCACTGCAACCGCAGCCGACACACCAGCCCGCCTAGCGGTTGGGGCAAATGGAACAAGCCTTGTTGCCGATTCAACAACCGCAACGGGGTTGGCTTACGCATCACGCGCAACACTTGCTGGCAATACTTTTACGGCTGACCAAAGTGTCAATGGTTTAGTGGTTGGTCGAAGTGCTGGCAATGTATCGTCAAACACCGCATTAGGTGCAGGAGCATTAGGCGCAAATACAACTGGCGCAAGAAATAGTTCAGTTGGCAATTTTTCAATGGGTGCAAACACAACTGGAAGCGACAATAATGCCGTTGGAAATGATTCTTTAAGATTTAACACAACCGCAAGTGCCAATAACGCATTTGGTAGTAATGCACTTGGTGCAAACACAACTGGCGACACGAACACGGCAGTTGGTAATTATGCACTTGGTGCAAACACAACTGGCACGGTTAATACTGCCGTTGGTGGTGATGCTTTGCGTTTCAATACTACCGGTTCAAGTAATACTTGTGTTGGTTTATCTGCTGGAAATTCAGGAACAACGCGCAATGATAATACTGGTGTTGGGCGTGGCGCACTTTACAATTCTAATGGAAATTCCAACACGGCGATTGGTTATGATGCGGGAAGTTTAACAACTTCAGGCACGAACAATACTTCAGTTGGTGCTTCTGCACAGCCTTCATCAGCCACAGTTTCAAACACAATTACATTGGGCAATTCATCTATTGCAACCTTGCGTTGTCAGGTCACATCAATCACATCGCTTTCAGACGAACGAGATAAGACAGACATTGCACCGCTTGAACACGGCTTGGATTTTGTTAAGCAATTAAAGCCAGTTTCATTCGAGTGGAATACACGACCTGAAACACGCACAGATTTTGAAGGCAATGAAATTGAAGTTCAAGGCAAGGTCGGAATTGCTGACATTGGATTTATTGCGCAAGACATTGTGGCATTGGAAGATTCTTTAGGTGCTGCCGATTCGTTGCAATTATCTTATCGTGACAATCCTGAAAAGTTGGAAGTCACACAAGGTCGCTTAATTCCAATTCTCGTCAAGGCAATTCAGGATTTGACCGCAAAGGTTGAAGCACTGGAAGCAGCACAAGCGTGAGTTACCCACAGGGCACAAATGCCCGACTGATCGAAGTCGCAGCCGCCGAAGTTGGCACAATTGAAGAAGGCGACAACCTGACAAAGTACGGCAAATTTACAAAAGCCGACGGTTTGCCGTGGTGCGGTTCGTTCGTTGTTTGGTGTTGTGCCGAATCGGGAATCAAAATTCCAAACGTCGTAAGCACGGCAGCGGGCGCACATAAATTCAAAGAATTGCAACGCTGGTCAACTATGCCGCAATTGGGCTATCTGGCATTTATGGATTTCCCACATGACGGTGTTGACCGCATTTCACACATTGGAATTGTTGTCGGACTAATTGACACCAAAACTTGCTTGACGATCGAAGGCAACACCAGCGGGACAGGCGACCAACGCAATGGCGGAATGGTTATGGTGAAGGTTCGTTCGTACGGGGCAGGAAAAGAAATCGTGGGTTTTGGAATTCCAAAATTCGTTCCGTATGCGGGCGAATTCCCAACGGTTGCAGTTCCAACTTCGGGAGACAAACCAAAGAAGGAGACAAAAAAATGGACAAAGCCAAAGCCTTAGCCGCGTCATGGGCGCGCTCATTTATGGCAGCAGCACTTGCGCTTTACATGGCGGGAGTTACTGACCCAAAGACACTTGCAATGGCAGGTGTTGCAGCGGTTGCACCAGTGATCTTGCGCTGGTTGAACCCGCAAGATAAGAGTTTCGGGTTAACGGGGAAGTAGCCCGAAAAGTCGCGGCGGCATGGTTGGTTTGGGCACTTGCACTAACCATGTCCGCTTGCGGCTATGACGGCTGGGTGCGCTATGAGTGCCAAGAATTCGAAAACTGGTCAAAAGCGGAATGTCAACCCCCCGCATGTATCCCGACTGGAACATGCACTGACGACTTACTTGGAATTGAATCGAAACAGACCCGCACGCCGTAAGTCACCCGAAGAAATCCACGCGCAACTCATTTTGATAATTGGTTCAACCCTTGCCGCGGTGTTTTTAGTGGTAACCGTCGGCATAACCTACGCGCTGATTTTTGTCACTCAACCAGTCAGTGCGCAAGCACCCAACGACGCAGCCTTTATTGATCTTTTAAAAACACTGGCAATTTTTCTGACTGGTTCGTTGGGCGGGGTACTTGCTGGCAACGGACTGAAATCCAAGCCAAAGCCGTTAGACACGCCGACAAATACGCAAGGTTCTTGACCGCGCGCCGATCATGCGTCACCCTGAGTTCAGGTGGTAGTCCTACCGCCAAGAATCGGGAGAATTCAAAATGGTACTTGATTTATTAGACCCAGAGACATTGGGGCGTTTGGTGCTGGCAATCATTCTTATGGTCATTTCAGCCGCTGCGGGGTACGCAAAAGGCTTCAAAGAAGGCAAGCGCGAAGGCATGGCAAGACGTAAGGCAATGATTCGCCACGCTGCAAATAAGGCGGTCAACTAATGGGGTTCTTGGACAACTACGAGGCTTCACGCGAAAGACTGGAACGCTGGCTGGCAACCTATCCGCTGGGTTGCATTGAAACCCGCATTGTGGAATTTAGTGCCGAAAAGGGTTACGTCCTTATTGAAGCAAAGGCATGGCGTAAAGAAACCGACGAAAAGCCAGCAGGTGTTGATTATGCCTACGGTTACCAAGCCGCTTACCAACCAAACATGAAACGCTGGTTTGTTGAGGACACAGTGACAAGTGCGATCATGCGCGTTCAACAGTTGGTCATGGGCGGTGCGGAACGAAGCACGAAAGAGATTATGGAACAGGTCGAACGTACACCAGCCAAAATCGCAAACGCCGAGAAAGATTACGATTACTGGACGACCAAACACGGTGACGTTCCAAGTTACAAAACGGCAGCCGAAGCCGAACAATCTGGCATTCCGTCACTCGGGTCATCAATGGACGAAATTGCCAAGCAATTGGGCGGCGAATTAGTGCAGGAAGCACCGCAGTGCAGTCACGGGCACATGATCTGGAAACAGTCACACGAAGGCGCGCCAAAGTCTTGGGGCGGTTACTTTTGCACCGAGCGCACAAAGGCAACCCAATGCACGCCGCGTTGGTACGTCCTTCGATCAACTGGCAAATGGGAACCCCAAGTATGAGTGACTTTATCGAAATCATTTATCCACAAACCATGACGGCAAAACTTATGGAAAACGGTGAGGTAATCGCAGAATACAAAGTTGAGCAATGCGACAAGTGTTCAATGCTGACAAAGTTCGACGCCTTTGGCTACCAAAAAGGCTATGACCGAGGCGAAAAGATAATCTGGTTTTGTGCGGGTTGCAGATGAAAATGACATTGACGCGTGAAGAAGAATTTACATGTCATCAAGCGGCATTGCATTTAGCAAGCAAAAACACGGATTATTGGCAAACCCGTGAAGGTGGTTATTCAATGGACAAACCCTTGCATGACCTGATCGCACAGGACGCACAAAGCATTGGCAGCGAATGGGTCGTGGCAAAATACTTAGGTGTTGAATTTGACCCGTTTGAACAAAAGGGCAAAGTCAAAGCCGACGTTGGCAGTCATTTTGAAGTTCGCTGGACTAAGTATGTTGCCGGTCATTTAGTTGTTCACGAATACGATCGACCTAATGACGTGGCAATTCTGGTAACTGGTGAATCTCCAAACTATTTCATTGCGGGTTGGATTCCCATTGCTATGGCAAAGCGTCCCAAGTATCGACACACCAAACAACCTAACTGGTGGGTGACACAAATAAACTTGCAGCCAATTGAGAATTTACGGAGAAGCAATTATGGACACAGTGCAGTTTGAGTGCCGAAAATGCAAAAAGATCACAAAGCAGTTAATTCACAGGATTACCGACAACCTTCCAGAAGGTGTGGAAGTGATTCAATGCACCAAGTGCGAAGTCATGGGGGTTGCACAGATAGGAAGTTCCAATGCCAATCTATGAGTTTGAATGCACAGTGTGCAAAATCCGTGTTGAGGTGGATAAGTCAATCCACGACGAAAACCAACCAATCTGCTGCGGGGCAAACATGAGCCGAAGGTACTCAACCTTTGGAATTCAATTCAAGGGTAAAGGCTGGGGTCATCAATGAAAAGTTATCCACAACAGTTATGCACAGGGGTGCAAAAGGTGTGGGACACGCCCAACGCCATGCGTGAAGTTATTCAATCATTGACAAATGCGATACGATTTCTTCGCGAGAAGCGAACCGCGTTGGCGGTTAGTTCGCTGAAGCGCAGAAAACGGTTTGGGGCGGGTATTGCCATTTTGGCGTTTACTTCGACAACAGGGATACAAAACGCCAATGCAGCCAATTATTCAATAGATCACTTGAAACTCTATTCACATTCAAGAATTCTTGACTATAAAGAATTCCAATGTTTCAACCGCATAATTACTAAGGAAAGTCGGTGGTCATACACTGCGCGGAACGGGTCGCATTGGGGGTTGGGTCAGATGAGATCTAAGCACTATGGAACACTTGACCCTTATCGCCAAATTGACGCCACGATTCGCTACATTACAAAGCGTTATCAAACGCCATGCAAGGCTTGGGCATTTCATCAGGAAAGGAACTATTACTAATGGCAAGCGCACTTCGGGACACTGGAAGCACTAGCCAATGGCGT